CAAAGGGTGAAATCCCAAATCTACTCCTGTCTGGACCTCCTGGTATTGGTAAAACTACAATTGCAAAAGCACTCTGTAATGAACTTGGAGCAGATTTTTATATAATCAATGGATCTGATGAAGGTCGGTTCTTAGATACTGTGAGAAATCAAGCAAAGAACTTTGCATCTACAATGTCCCTGACTGGTTCTTCTAAACACAAAGTCATTATTATTGACGAAGCAGATAATACGGGCAATGATGTTCAAATGCTTCTACGTGCAAATATTGAGGCATTTTATAACAACTGCCGATTTATCTTCACCTGCAACTACAAGAACAAAATCATTGAACCATTGCATTCACGTTGTGCTTGTATTGATTTTACTATTAGGGGAAAGCAAAAAGCACAACTCGCGGCAAACTTCTTCAATCGCCTTCAAACAATTCTAAATCTAGAAAGAATTGAATATGATCAAAAAGTTCTTGCTGAATTAGTATCAACGTACTTTCCAGATTTTCGTAGAGTTCTTAATGAGTGTCAACGGTATGCGACAAGTGGAAAGATTGATGCTGGGATTTTAGCATCATTTTCTGATATTTCTATAAATGAGTTGATTAAAAACTTGAAAGATAAAAACTTTACTGAAGTTAGGAAATGGGTTGTATCTAATCTAGATAACGACACAACTACAATTCTCCGTAAGATTTATGATTCTCTGTATGATAATCTAGTTCCCGCATCTATTCCAGCGGCAGTTCTTATTATTGCTAAGTATCAGTATCAGGGAAGTTTTGTAGCGGACCAGGAAATCAATCTTCTGGCCGCTCTTACTGAATTAATGTGTGAATGTGAGTTCAAGTGAGTTTAATTCTTTCTGATAAAGACGCAGTTTACGCTGCGAATAAGTTTATAAATTATTATTCCCAATTTAATAGGATTGATGATTATCTTCGTTTTGTAAAAAAGGATAGAATTTCTTCTCGTCCCGGATCATTATTTGGTGCAGAAACAGAAATGTTTGACCAATTTGATATTCATCCAAAAGATATGAGTATTCGTATTCATATTGTAGATACTGATCCAAAACCATCTTCGCGGTTTAATCAATGGTTGTATTCGGAAACACTTAATCTAACTGCATCAAATGCGGTGGAGGAAGCAATTCCAGGAAGAACTCATAAGTGGATTGTGGAAGAAACAAACACTCAAAAGGTTTTGGGAGTAGTTCGTTTTGGTTCTCCAACTATTAATTCAAAACCAAGAAACGATCACTTCAGTAAAGTTCTTCCTCTTGATGTAATTAATGATGAGTTTGTGATGGGATTTAATATAGTTCCTGTGCAACCATTTGGATACAATTATCTGGGAGGTAAACTTCTTGCTCTTCTTGCTTGCTCTAATGAATTAAAGAGACAATTTGATCAAAAGTATGGAACTGATTTAAAATACTTTGAAACAACCTCTTTGTATGGAACTACGAAGGGGATGTCTATGTATGACGGATTAAAACCATATCTTCGCCACATTGGAGATACTGAAAGTAATTTTCTGCCCTTGTTTCACGATGGTGAGTTTCGTGATTTCTTCTGGTGGTTTAATGAAAGGAACGGTGGGGAACGTTTGATTTCTGCTGATAAATCATCCAAAAAACTCAAAATTCAACAAAAGATGATTGCGATTATTCGTAAGTCTCTTAATAGTGAAGAAAAACTTAAGGAGTTTAATGATGTAATTGATAAGGCAAAAACCCTTACAGAAAAGAAAAGGTACTACCTCTCGAAATTTGGTCACGAAGTTGATGATGTGATTGAGTGGTGGAAAAGAAAAGCATCTAACCGATATGAAAAACTAAAGTCTGAAGGAAGATTAAGAACTAAACTTGAGATATGGGAACCTGGTTCTAACTTGGAGATTATACGATGACTTATGAGTTGAAAGATTGGTTGAATTCCATTAATTTTACTAAAGAAAATTTAATGGAAGAAGATAAAACTTCAAAAAAAGATTATGCACCATATATCATTAATAAATGTTTGTCTGCACATATTGAATGCATTCTTTTTGCAAATGAAATGAATATGAATCATTCATTAGACAAAGATATGCAATATTCATTTTATCTAAATACTTTGAGGAAACGGAAGAGATTTTCTCCCTGGATCCGTAAAGATAAAGTTCAAGATTTAGAGTATGTAAAACGTTACTATGGTTATAGTAATGATAAGGCAATTCAAGCTTTAAAAATTCTAAACAAAACTCAATTGAACTTCATAAAACAACGACTTGAAACTGGCGGAATGAAATGACTAACCAAACAATTGAACCACAAGTAAACTGGTCTCCCGATATGATGGTGGAGGTTATTCTTAATGAACCAGATGACTTTTTAAAAGTACGTGAAACTCTAACACGTATTGGAGTTGCATCAAGAAAAGAAAAAAAACTATACCAGAGTGCTCATATTCTCCATAAACAAGGACGATATTATATTGTAAGTTTTAAAGAACTTTTCGCTCTTGATGGCAAACATGCAAATCTTACTGTAAATGATATACAACGTCGTAACAGAATTGTTCATCTTCTCGCTGATTGGGGACTTGTGTCTGTAGTAAATCCAGACAAAATTGCTGATATAGCACCTCTAAATCAAATTAAAGTTCTTCCTTTTAAAGAAAAGGGTGAGTGGGAATTAGAACAAAAATATAATATTGGATCTAAGAAACGATCTCAGGAAGTAGGGGAGTAAACCGAATAAAAATGGTGGGAAATTACATCCCACTTTTTTTATGATCTTGTATAATTAATAATGTCAAATGCTTCGGGTTTGACATTATAAACCTCGCTTTTTAAGGAGAAAACAAATGAATTTACTTGCAAAGTATCAAACTGACAATGTTGAAAAATTTTTAAGAGATGTTGACAGGTATTCAATTGGTATGGACGAATGGTTTCATAGAATGGGAAGCTTGCATCAAACTGAATCAAATTATCCACCGTACAATTTAGTTAAAGAAAATAACATTACTTTTAGATTGGAAGTTGCTCTCGCAGGATTTAAAAAAGAAGAAATTTTTGTAACTACCGAATCAGGTAAACTCTTCGTTGAAGGGCAAACTGAAAAGGAAGATGTTGAATATGTACATCAGGGATTGGCAAAAAGGGCATTCACCCGATCTTGGACTTTATCAGACGATGTAGAAGTCTGTAATGTAGTTTTTGAGGATGGATTATTGACTATTGAGTTGAAACGAATTATTCCGGAACATCAGCAAAAGAAAGTTTGGTTTTAAATAGTATTTAATATCATTATCGCTAGAGGGGTGAACTGGCAAAATTCAGTTGACATCCCTCTTTTTTTATGTTAAAGTGCATACACGTATGAGAGTATTATGACTGTAAAACTTGTAATCTTCAAATCTGGAGAAAATATAATTTCAGATGTTAAAGAAGGTTTTTATGGAGAAAAACTTGCTTGCTATATTCTAGAAAATCCATGCAAAGTGTTTGTCAATGGATCTTATAAAGTAATTGATGATGATCAAGATGCTGGAAATATGGTAAGTATTTCATTGCATCAATGGCCTTCACTGTCTAAAGATACAACAATAGAAATTGTTCCTGAGTGGATTGTTACTCTTGTGGAACCAAATTCTCAACTTAAAGAAATGTATGAAACTCAGGTATTAGAAAATGGAAACGAAATTGATAGTATTACAGAACAACTTGATGTTAGTAACACAGATTGAGGAAGTTGGTGTAGATATTGGTGAACCCGATTGTAAGTTAATTAAACCATTTGTCCTTCATAAAGATGAAACATTGTCTCCTTGGTTAATTGATGTTACTAGTGAAACTACTTTTATGATTAGTTCCGAAAAGATACTAACTCTTACTAATCCAAAACCAACTCTTCTTGAAAAATATCAAAATCTTACTAAATAATGCGCTTTTACACAAACGTACAAATGATCGGGAATAAGTTTCTCGTTCGCGGTTATGATAATGGTGAACACGTTATGTTTAAAGAAGAGTATTCACCTACTCTTTTTGTAAAATCAAAAAATGAATCAAAATACAAAACTCTAGAAGGAGAATATGTAGAACCAATTCAACCTGGTTCAGTGAAAGATTGTCGTGAATTTTATAAAAAGTATGACGGTATAGAAAATTTTAAGATTTATGGAAATGAACGATATGTGTACCAGTACATATCAGACAAATATCCAGAAGATGAAATTAAGTTTGATACTACTAAAATTAAATTGGTGACTCTTGATATTGAAACCACTTCAGAAAATGGATTTCCTGATCCAAAAGAGTGTGTTGAAGAAATACTATTAATTACAATTCAAGATTATACTACTAAGCAGATTATTACTTGGGGAACAAGATCTTTTAATAATACTCAAAAGAATGTAAAGTATATTGAATGTGAATCTGAATATGCTCTTCTTAATTCATTTCTTCATTATTGGGAAAATAATACTCCAGAGGTAGTAACTGGGTGGAACATTGAATTTTTTGATATTCCTTATATTTGCGGAAGATTGAATAGAGTTCTTGGTGATAAGAGAGCAAAATGTTTTTCTCCTTGGGGACTAGTTTCTCAAAATGAAGTGTGGGTAAATAATCGTCAACAGATTTGTTATGATATTAAGGGAATATCTCAACTAGATTATTTAAAACTTTATAAGTGGTCTCCAGCAACTTCTAATCAGGAATCGTATCGTCTAGATCATATTGCAAGCGTAGAACTGGGGCAGAAAAAATTAGATCACTCCGAGTTTGATACTTTCAAGGACTTTTATACCAGGGGGTGGCAAAAGTTTGTAGAATATAATATTGTTGACGTAGAACTTGTTGACCGTTTGGAAGACAAGATGAAACTGATTGAACTTGCTCTTACGATGGCATATGATGGTAAAGTGAACTATGAGGATGTGTTTTCACAGGTTAGAATGTGGGACACTATTATCTACAATTACTTGAAGAAGAGAAATACGGTTATTCCACCAAAAGAAAAAACTGATAAAAATGAGAAGTATGCTGGTGCTTATGTAAAAGAACCTGTTCCGGGTGTTTATGATTGGGTTGTTAATTTCGATTTAAACAGTCTATATCCACATTTAATTATGCAATTCAATCTGAGTCCAGAAACTCTTGTTGATGAAAGGCACCCTACTGTAACTGTAGATAAGATTCTTAATCAAGAACTTACTTTTGAGAAGTATGGTGATTATGCAGTGTGCCCTAATGGTGCTATGTATCGCAAGGATATCCGTGGATTTCTTCCGGAACTAATGGAAAAAATGTACAATGATCGTGTCATTTTTAAGGAAAAAATGATTGATGCAAAAAAACAGTATGAGAAGAAAAAAACAAAAGAATTGGAGAAGGAAATTTCCAGATGTAATAACATTCAAATGGCAAAAAAGATCTCTCTTAACTCTGCTTATGGTGCCATTGGAAATGAATGGTTCAGGTACTTTAAATTAGCAAATGCTGAAGCAATTACTTTGTCTGGACAAGTTGCAATTCGTTGGATTGAGAGTAAAATGAATATATATTTCAATAAACTACTCAAAACTGAGGATGTGGATTATGTTATTGCTTCTGACACTGACTCCATTTATCTTCATATGGGTCCTCTGGTTGAAACTATATACAAAGGACGAGAGAAAACTACTGAAAGCGTTGTTTCGTTCCTTGATAAGATCTGTCAAGTGGAACTTGAAAAGTATATTGAAGGTTGCTACCAAGAACTGGCGGAGTATATGAATGCATATGACCAGAAAATGCAGATGAAGCGGGAGAATATTGCTGACCGTGGAATTTGGACTGCCAAGAAACGCTATATTATGAACGTTTGGGATAGTGAGGGTGTTCGCTATACTGAACCAAAACTTAAAATTATGGGTATTGAAGCAATTAAATCTTCAACTCCAGCACCTTGCCGTCAGATGATTAAAAATGCTTTAAAACTAATGATGAATGGAACCGAAACTGATATTATAAATTTCATTGAAAAATGCAGAGTTGACTTTTACAAATTATCTCCAGAAGAAATTTCATTTCCTCGATCAGTTTCTGATGTAATAAAATATAAATGTTCAAACGGCATTTATGGTAAAGGAACTCCAATTAATGTTCGTGGGGCATTGCTTTTCAATCATCATATTAAAGAAAAAAAATTAACAAACAAATATTCTTTGATACAAAATGGAGAGAAAATTAAATATTGTTACTTAAAAAAACCAAATCCAATCTATGAAAATGTTATATCATTCATTCAAGATTTTCCTAAAGAATTGGGTCTAAATTCTTATATTGATTATGATACTCAATTTGAAAAAGGATTTCTTGAACCACTCAAAGTAATTTTAAATGCTATCGGGTGGGATGATGAGAAAAAAGTTACACTTGATTCTTTCTTCTCTTAGTGATAGAATGAATCTACCTATTTCAGAAAAAGAACTCAAGTATATACTTGAAAGGGTAAAAGAAAATCGAAAACTTTATAATAAATTATGGAGTTTTTGGATTGAATACACACATCAAAATAGCAAATAAATATGGACTTTCTTAAAGATATTGTAAAAGAAATTGGTGGAGAATACACCCAACTTGCTTCGGATATTGATGAAACTGAAACTTATGTGGATACGGGTTCGTACGTTTTTAACGCTCTTGTATCTGGTAGTATATTTGGTGGTGTATCTGGGAATAAGATTACTGCAATCGCTGGAGAAACTTCTACTGGAAAAACTTTCTTCAGTCTTGCCGTCGTTAAAAATTTCCTTGATAATAATCCTACTGGATATTGTCTGTATTTTGATACTGAAGCAGCAGTCACAAAGTCCCTTCTGGAAAGTAGGGGAGTTGACACAAATCGTTTGGTGGTTGTCAATGTAGTTACGGTAGAAGAATTCCGCACAAAAGCACTTAAGGCAGTTGATATTTACCTAAAGAAAAAAGAGGATGAAAGAAATCCTTGTATTTTGGTATTGGACTCTCTGGGAATGCTTTCAACGAATAAAGAGATTAATGATGCCTTGGCTGAGAAAGATACGCGGGATATGACTAAGGCACAACTTATCAAAGGTGCCTTTCGTATGCTGACTCTCAAATTGGGACAGGCAAAGATTCCTATGCTAGTCACAAATCACACATATGATAGTATGAGTCTTTATGGTGGAAAGCAAATGTCGGGTGGTTCTGGACTACAATATGCAGCGTCTACAATCATCTATCTTTCTAAGTCAAAGGAGAAAGATGGAACCGAAGTAATTGGAAACATTATCAAGGCAAAGACTCACAAATCACGTTTAAGTAAGGAAAATCAACAAGTAGAAATTCGTCTATTCTATGATTCACGGGGTCTTGACCGTCACTATGGTCTTCTTGAACTTGGTGAATTGGGTGAACTCTGGAAGAACGTAGCAGGTCGTTATGAGATTGATGGTAAGAAAATCTATGCCAAAGAGATTCTTAAAAGTCCAGAAAAGTATTTTACTGATGAGGTAATGGAAAAACTTGATGTAATTGCTAAAGGCGAATTTAGTTACGGAGCATAAAATTAAATGGAGAAAATTGAGTTTCTAATTTTGAGAAACCTATTATATAATGAAGATTATACTAGGAAAGTATTACCGTTTATTAAAGCAGATTATTTCCAAGATTCTAATCAAAGAATTGTATTTGAAGAAATATACTCCTTTATTTCAGAATATAATAAACTCGCTACCAAAGAAGTTCTCTGTATTGAATTAGAAAAAAGAAATGACTTAAATGAAGAAACCTTTAAAGAAACTCTGAATGTAGTTTTTGCTCTCGAAGATGTTCCTGTTGAGAAGAACTGGGTTGTTGATACTACCGAAAAGTGGTGTCGTGATAGGGCAATCTATCTTGCACTTATGGAATCTATTCATATTGCGGATGGTGGTGATGGTAAGAAAAATCGTGATTCAATTCCATCAATTCTTTCCGATGCTCTTGCAGTAAGTTTTGATAATCACGTTGGACACGATTATCTTCAGGATTATGAAGAACGTTATGAATCTTATAGAAGAAAGGAGGATAAAATTGAATTTGATCTTGAGTATTTTAACAAAATCACCAAAGGCGGTCTCCCCAACAAAACTCTTAATATTTGTTTAGCTGGAACAGGAGCTGGAAAAAGTTTGTTTATGTGTCACGTGGCAGCATCAGTTCTTCTACAAGGTAAAAATGTTCTGTACATTACGCTTGAAATGTCGGAAGAAAAAATTGCTGAAAGAATTGATGCAAATCTCTTAAATGTCAATATTCAAGATATTGCAGAACTTCCTAAAAGTGTATTTGAATCTAAAGTTAATAGTATTGCTAAAAAAACTCAAGGTACTTTGATCATCAAAGAGTATCCTACTGCTTCTGCTCACTCTGGTCATTTTAAGGGATTAATTAATGAACTTGCTCTCAAGAAATCATTTAAACCTGATATTATCTTTATTGATTATTTGAATATTTGCTCCTCGTCTAGATTTAAAGGTGGGAGTAATATAAATTCCTATACACTAGTTAAGTCTATTGCGGAAGAACTTCGTGGTCTTGCTGTGGAATTTAATATTCCTATTGTCAGTGCAACACAGACTACCAGATCCGGTTTTGGATCATCTGATGTTGAACTAACGGATACTTCAGAATCTTTCGGTCTTCCTGCGACTGCTGACCTTATGTTTGCTCTGATTAGTACTGAAGAACTTGAAGAACTTGGGCAAATTATGGTTAAACAACTTAAAAATCGGTATAATGACCCAACACTATATAAAAGATTTGTTGTTGGAATAGATAGGGCAAAAATGAGACTTTATGATGTAGAACAAAGTGCTCAGAAAGATATACTTGACTCTGGTAAAGAAGAAGAGTATAATTACGAAGAAACTAAAAATTCATCACTAAAAGAAAAATTTGGACAATTTAAATACTAATATGACACAAGTAATTGATACAAACAAATATATTGAATTTGTTCGTCAGACTACAAGTCCTGCAAGCAGTGACTTCGCAGCACTTCTTACACGACTAACAGAGCTTGAGGTATCTGCTAACGCTGATGTTCCTCGTCTTATGACTGCTGCTTTTGGTATCAGTGCAGAAGCGGGAGAGTTCACTGAAGTTATTAAAAAAATCTTCTTGCAGGGTAAACCTTATAATGAAAATAATGTCTTTCACCTAAAACGAGAATTGGGTGATATTTGTTGGTACATTGCACAAGCATGTATGGCTCTTGATACTACTTTTGAGGAGGTTCTACAAATGAACTATGAAAAATTGAGTGCTCGTTACCCAGAAGGAACTTTTGATGTATTTCGAAGTGAAAATCGTGTAGAAGGAGATTTGTGAAATAAAATGATCTAAATATAATGCAATAGGATAGTTTTTAAACTGTCCTATTTTTTTATAGCATAAATTTTCAAAAAAATTAGAACAAATAAATATAATTATATCTAACTACATATGAAAAAGTTCTCTCAATTCATTCAAGAAGCAAATAATACCTTGTCTGAGTTTGTTGACAAGAATAAAAATCTTGCTGTCTTTAATGCAAAAAGAGTTCGTCTTCCTAGTGGTGGAAGATTAGTTCCCAATGGTCATGGTGATTATCACGATAGTGTAACTGGCGAATTTATTGCAAAATCAAAAGTTACTTCTGGAGGAACAGTTGCTTTAAAATTTTCCAATCAAAATCAAAGAATTGGAAAAAGAGATCGTGATCAAGATAGATCTAAACTTTCACCACTTGTCCCACCATCACACCAAGTTGCAGAAGAGTTTGAAAAACAATTACGAGATAAGTATGTTCGTGGAGAAATATTCAATGAGGGGGATTGGGTGGAAAATCCCAATACTGGTTTAACTGGAAAGATTATTCGTAGAGGAACAAATTATCTTATCTGTGTTACGGAAGATAATGTGATGTTTAAACCTTGGATTAGGGATGTTGTGGAATGGACGAATAAATCTGGAGTTCCCGCAAATCAAAGAGAAGTTGGAACTGATGCTCTACGCAAATATGTTATGTCAGTTTCCGATACTAAGGCAATTGATAATTTTAGTATTAAAAAATTCATAAATAAGTATAAAGTAAAAAGAACATAAGAAAATGCTATCTCATATCACGACCGATTTACATCAAGTATATCTTGAAGAAGTTTTTACTCCTCAATTAGGGAAACCTGGGGCATCTACTCCAGCAAAATCCAAATCTTCTTCAGATATTGATGGTGACGGAGATGTTGACTCTTTTGAGAAAAAAGTTCGTCAAGTAGTTTATGATGTTCGTCATATAATGAAAGAAAAGAAAGTTCCTGCTGAAAAAGCATTTGAACTGAGAACCTCAAAAACTAACTATGGTGCAGAAGTAATTAATACCGCGAAAGAAAAACTTGGCATTAGAGGTGGATCAGTAACTTCTGTGTCTGAAGAATCTTCTACAAGAATGGTGAAAGTAACTATAAATTATAAAAATGGTACAATTGATAGGAGGAATGTACCTTATGGTGAAATCTCTCAATTAAGAAGTAAACCGACAATTAGTTCTGTTGAAATAAGTTCAAATAAAGTTTCTTATTCTAATTCGGGCAAAGGATTAGATCCAGTAGGTCAAGAAGACTCTGATATTAATAATGATGGTAAGGTAAATAAAACTGATGGATACCTTAAAAAAAGGAGAAGTGCAATTGGAGGCGCTATTGCATCAAGAACTTCTAAAAAGAAATTGAAAACTTATGGTGTAAGTGAAGAATTTTCAAATTGGAGAGAAGATCTTAAGGAAGTAGTTTCTAATGTTTCTGATGAAATTGCTTCAAGAAAGGAAAAGCAAATAAAAGAAAAACCTGTAAATAATTATAAAGATAAAATTGTTGTTATTAATCCAACCTTTAGTGAAAAAAATGACATTCTTGGTGGTACAATATTAGAAGCATTTGAACTTAATGAAGACTATCTTAATGAGGCAGTAGATATTGCTACTGAGTTTTTCTGTAACTGCGGACTAAATGAGAATGGAGTTTATAGTGTTATTGAAGAACTTGGGGAAGAAAAATTCACTGAATTTGTTTTTGATCTTGCTGAAGAATATTTCTTAAGTGAATCTAGAACTTTAATTGGAAAGAAAAAATCTCCTGCAACTGGAAAACAATTAGGAATTTCTAGAAAAGCAGCACCAGGAAAAACAACAAAAGCAGCAGTTGAAAAGGGTGGAACTACTTCTAAAATGCAATCAGCACCTCGCTCCGGAACTATTAAGAAAAAAGATATTGGAAAAGCAATAGATGCAGATAAAGCAAAACAGGCAGTAGATACCGCAAAAAAAACTCAAGCACCTTCATCCGAAAAATCTAGGCCTGCTGGACAAGAAAAAATTCGTCAAACAGCGAAGTCGGCAATTGCGAGAGCAACATCACCCGAAGCAAAAAAAACTGTTGGTAATATCGCAAAAGGTGCTGCCGATACTGTTGCTAGAGTTGGACTTTCTGCTTGGGAAGGTCATAAGAAAGCAATGGAAACTAAAAAGAAAGGTGGATCTGTTGCACAACAACTTGGTTCAGGTGCTGGAAAGGCATTGAAAAGTTTTTTCACAAGGGGAACTAAACAATTTAAAGAATGGGTTGAGTACTTGATTAGTGAAGGATATGATCTTTCTGATTCGACTACTGAAGAACTCTATGAAGAATATGGATACTTATGTGAGAAGGCGGAAAGTGAGCAACAGCAAAAACTTTTTGGACTTGCTCTCTCAGTAAAGCGTGGCGACACACCAAGATCTGAAGCAAGTGCTGAAGTTATTAAAATTGTTGATACTATGAGTGAAAAGAAAATACGTGATTTTGCATCAACTTCTCATAGTGAAGTTCCTAAAAAAAAAGTAACTGAAGCGATTTCTAGAGTAAGACCTGGCCGCCGCACGGATACCGAAAGCCGACAGAGGGAGATTATGAAAATACAAACGGATAATGCAAGAGAAAAAATTGGTGAAGATATAGATTCTTTTGCAACGGCCAATCCAAATATATCTACATTGAATGTGAGAATTGCTAGATTGAAAGCGTTAAATGATCCGAATAAGGAAAAACTACTAAAGACGTTAATTACTCAACAACAAAGACTTGAATTGCAGGCATCGACAAAAAAAACTAAGGTATCCGAACCTCAAACATAAAATGTTTTTTATGAACCAGAAGGCGATGTAATTTGTGAAAAAATAAGATAATAAAAATTTACGAACAAAAACTACCCCCCATCTCCGACAGATCATAGACTAAGATTTGGAAAATTTGATGAATTGTTAAAATAAGTAAAATCTCTAAATATATTAGGATACAAAATCTCAAACAAATTCATTCGGGAGAAAACAATGAAATTCAATGTATTAATTAAACTCGGTGAAAATCTTGTCGAAATGTTCTGGGAGAGTTGCGAAGTTAAAAGATTCGTAGTACGTCTTCTTGAAAAGTATGCAAAAAGTACCGATAATGATATTGATGATGTTGCGGTGAACTTAGTGAAAACAAAACTTCTCAATAACTGCCCAGAGTGATGTTGGAGTGTTTTCTTCTTAACTGGGGAATTGCTCTTATTCTGGCTTTATTATTAGGATTGTCCGAAGCACTAGATGAAATTCCAAGTGTGAAGGCAAATAGTGTTCATAGATTAATTAAAAATATTTTAATATCATTAGTCAAAAAAGATAAAACAAAGGAGAAGTGAGAACTTCTCTTTTTTTATAAATACTCATAGCAAAAAAAATAGTAAAAGGTAAAAAGAATGGCACTCTGGGGAACTGCAGATAGTCTTTATTCGGTAGGAATTGTAACAGTAAACTACTCAACAAAACAAGTTATTGGATCTGGTACATCATTTACTGCTGTTGGAATTTCTACTGGTGATGTAATTACTATTGGAGCAGGTGGAACTTTTGGTTCAGCAGTAATTTCTGGAATTACTTCTGATACACTTATTTCAATTGCTACAACGCAATATTTAAGTGGTGCTGTTATTTCTGGAGTTGCTTATACACTTTCTGAGAGACCAGTATATACTCTTGAAGATTCAAACTACTCTTCAAATGTTGTTGGTCTAACTTCAACGGTTCCAACTCATAACATTTATGGTGTTGACATCTATGAAATGGCATCACTGACACCTGGTAATAGTGGTCTTGCTACACAATACGGTGGATTCCATGCGGGATGGGTTGGTATTCATACTTATATTGATATGCATGGTAATCTAAGAGTTAAATCAGAAACTCTTGTAGCAATGTCAGGAATTACAACTCTAGGGCAAGCGACATTTACTGCTGCTGGAGATGCTCTTGATGATTCTATATTCCCAGATCGTTATATTACTATTACTACTCAACCGGTAAGTTTGGTTGGCGTTGCTACAACTTCTACACAATCATTCTCAGTTGTTGCATCAGCAACACCAGATGCTACTCTTGCTTATCAATGGCAGTATTCATCCAATGCGGGTGTTGCATATACTGCAATTACCAGTCCTCTTAATAATATCGTTTATACTGGAACGACTGGAACTACCTTGGGAATTGGAAGCACAACAGTTGGCGCAAATAGACCAGATGGTTTCTACTACCGTGTTGGAGTATCTACAACTGGCGTAGCAACTGTATTCTCCAATGGTGTAATTCTTGACTATGTTTGATAATATATGATATTCAATGAACTAAATGAAGACAACTTTTTATTATTTGCTATTAAGAATTATGAAAATCCTCAAGCAGTCGCTAAAGAAGATTTTGATAAAGACTTAAATCATTTCAAATATATTAAAAGACTTTTAAAAAGGTATAAAAAAACAGGTGAATTAAAAACTCACCTGTTAATTAATCACTTTATTGTTTTGTATAATATATTTGGTGAGGCAACTACTCCTATGTTATTTTTTAAATTGGAAAGAGAAATGTGGTCTCAAGTAAAAACTTTTATAATGTTTTTAAATCGGTTACCTGAGTTTCCAAAGTCTTATCTTAATGATATTCAAGTAGATTTAAATTGTTTAGAGCAACTTCAAAAAATTTACATTAAAGATGAATAAGATTGATAGGGTTATACAATATTTTAGAAATCTTAAAGAGGAAGCGCCAACAATGTCTTCTGGAAATGGAGGATTTAGTGGATCTTCTTCTTCTCAAGGTCCAACTGCAGGATTTGATCCCGTAATTGGATTTAGAAAAAGAATAGGTGGAAAAATTGATGGCAGATCTGTAGCAAAAAAATATAAAAATTGGATGAAATCTTTGGGATTACTTGAAAGATAAATATAATTAATAGAAGTTTATTCTATGCTAAGGTGAGTTACAGGATACTAAACACTTACCCAAAGCAACGTCATGTCCGAAGAATCCGTAAAGATCGCCGTGTTGGAACAAAAATTGGTAGATCTTAAAGATATAGTATTAAAAATTGATGATGCTATTGAAAAATTAAGTGAAGTAAACATTAACGTAGGAAAAATGCTTGCCGTCCATGAGCAAAAAATTGCAAAACAAGAAACTACGGACGAGATACTATTTGCAAAAATTGACAAACTCCGTGATAAAATGGACGGCGATCATAACAAGGTATTGTCTAGAATACAAGAAATAGAAAAGCGTATTTGGGTTGGCGTAGGAGCAATTGCTACACTCTCATTTTTAATTAATCATTCTTCTCTTGTTGGAAAATTCTTGACTCCAGAACCAGCACCTGTTATAATACAGGAGAATATTAAGAACTAGTTATGAATTTGATTGAGGATAAGTTTATCAATCTTTTATCTCTTCGTTTAGAAAAATTTAAAAAGATTAAACCGGGACTTTATAATTGCCGTTGTCCTATTTGTGGAGACTCCCAAAAAAATAAATCAAAAGCAAGAGGATATTTTTATGATGTAAAAAATAACACTAATTTTAAGTGTCATAATTGTGGTGTAAACATATCTTTTAATAATTTTTTAAAACAAATTGACCCAATTTTATATCGGCAATTTTCTATTGAGAAATTTAAAACTGGAACTACTGGGAAGAATTTTGTAGTTGAAGAACCCAAGTTTCACTTTGAAAAACCGAAGTTTCAAATTAAATTGAATCTTCCGAAAGCAACAGAAAATGAGGAAGCAAAAAAATATTTGGAAAGTAGAAAATTAAATCCTAATAAATTTTATTACAGTGAAAAATTTAAATCCTGGGTCAACTCAATACAACACACATTTTCAGATTTAAAGTATGAAGAACCAAGAATAGTAATCCCACTACTTTATAATAATAAGTTTGTGGGACTTCAAGGAAGATCTTTAAATTTAAAGTCTATTAAATATATTACTATAATGTTTGATGATGACGCACCAAAAATCTATGGTCTCGATGAAGTCCAAAAAAACAAAACTGTCTACATCGTGGAAGGTCCATTTGATTCCACATTCATTCTCAATTCAATTGCTTTATGTGGAGCTGATGGTGATCTTGATAAGTGGAATATTCACAATCGTGTTTGGATATACGATAACGAACCTCGTAATGCCGAGATTCACAAACGAATCGCAAAATGTATTGATAATGAAGAGAGAGTCGTAATTTGGCCCGAAACAATTAAATGTAAGGACATTAACGATATGGTTTTATCTGGACTTAATGTTCAGTCTGTGATAGAATCAAATACTTACTCTGGTTTAGAAGCAAAACTTAAATTCACTACCTGGAAGAAAATATGAGCAATGGAACAAACGTAGTCAAGAGAAATGGTTTAATTGAATCTCTTGACCTAGATAAGATGCACTTGATGGTTGAAGAGGCATGTAAGGGTCTTGCAGGTGTCTCTGCGAGTCAAGTTGAGATGACCTCTGGTATTCAATTCTATAGTGGAATCTCCACTCAAGAAATACAAGAAATTCTTATTCGCAGTGCAAGTGATCTTATTGATTTGGATCATCCAAACTATCAATTTGTTGCCGCCCGACTTCTTTTATTTTCTGTTCGCAAGCAACTTTATGGGAAGATGAAGGAACTTCCTAATCTTGAGCAACACATTTACCAGTGTGTTAATCATGAAGTTTATGATAAGGATATTTTCAACAAATACTCCAAAGAAGAAATTGAACGTGCGGATTCTTATATTGATCACGACCGAGACTACCTGTTCACTTATGCAGGTCTTCGTCAAGTAGTTGATAAGTATTTGGTTCAAGATCGTAGTAGTGGTGGAGTATATGAAACACCACAATTCATGTATATAATGATTGCTCTGACTATCTTTGCAGAGTATCCGAAAGAAACTAGAATGTCTTACGTCAAGAGGTATTATGACGCAATATCCAAACACAAAATCAACATTCCCACACCAATCATGGCGGGTGTTAGAACCCCACTTCGTCAATTTGCATCTTGTGTTTTGGTTGATGTTGATGACACCCTCGATAGCATCTTTAGCAGCGATATGGCTATTGGCAGGTATATCTCACAGAGGGCTGGTATTGGTATCAACGCAGGCCGAATCCGTGGTATCAACTCTAAAATCCGAGGTGGAGAAGTTCAGCACACTGGTGTTGTTCCTTTCCTTAAAAAGTTTGAATCCACTGTACGATGCTGCACCCAAAATGGAATCCGGGGTGGATCTGCTACGGTTCATTTTCCAATCTGGCACCAAGAAATAGGGGATATTCTTGTACTGAAAAATAACAAGGGAACTGAAGATAATCGTGTTCGCAAACTTGATTATTCAATTCAACTTAGTAAAATCTTTTATGAAAGGTTCATTCAAGATGGTGAGATTACTTTGTTCTCTCCGCATGATGTACCTAGACTTTATGATTCTTTTGGTCTTCCTGAGTTTGATTCTCTTTATGTAGAATATGAGAATAATTCATCCATTCCAAAGAAAACTATTCGGGCACAAGACCTCATTCTCAGTCTCCTCAAAGAACGTGCTGAAACTGGTCGTATCTACATTATGAATATTGATCATTGTAATTCACATAGTTCCTATAAGGACCAAATTACAATGAGTAATCTTTGTCAAGAAATTACAGAACCCACAACACCAATCCAACATATTGATGATGATGGACCTCAAGAAATTGCCACTTGTATTCTATCTGCAATAAATGTTGGTAAAGTAAAATCTGATGAGGAACTTGAGGAACTTTGCAATCTCTCTATTCGTTCTTTAGAGGAACTTATTGATTATCAAAACTATCCTGTCAAGGCAGCGGAAAACTTTACCAAGCGCCGTAGATCTCTTGGAATAGGTTATATTGGTCTTGCGCACTACCTTGCTAAACTTGGGTTCAACTACGACTCACAAGAGGCGTGGGATGCCGTTCACGGTCTTTCTGAGTCCTTCCAGTATTACCTTCTTAAAGTATCCAATCAGATTGCTAAAGAGAAGGGTCATTGTGAATATTTTGGTCGTACTAAGTATGCTGATGGCATTCTTCCTATTGATACATATAAAAAAGACGTAGATCAAATTTCATCCACACCACTTCAACATGATTGGGAAAGTCTTAGGGCATCTATCCTGGAACACGGTCTCCGGCACTCAACACTGTCCGCACAGATGCCTTCTGAGAGCAGTTCCGTTGTGTCAAATGCAACAAATGGAATTGAACCACCTCGTGGATACTTGTCCATTAAAAAGTCCAAGAAAGGACCACTTAAGCAAATTGTACCTCAGTATCAATCACTTAAAAATAATTATACGCTTCTTTGGAATATGCCTAGCAATCGGGGTTATATTAATATTGTTGCTGTTATGCAAAAGTTCTTCGATCAAGCAATTTCTGGAAACTGGTCGTATAACCCAGAAAATTATGCCGATAATGAGGTTCCTGTTAGCGTAATGGCACAAGATATGCTCACTTGTTTTAAGTTGGGACATAAAACCGCCTACTATCAAAACACTTATGATATTAAGACTGATGAGGTAGTTGAAGAATCAAAACCAGAACTTCAATCTCTTCTAAATGATATTATAAGTTCTGATGAAGATGCGTGTGAAAGTTGTGCGATCTAAGTTTCATAACAATTAAAAACCTTAAATATGTTAGGGTGAGTTGAGTTCAAATTAATTAAAGAAAAAGTATGCAGTACAATTTTATGGCACCAGAAGAGCAAAACATTAAAGGAATGACGGTTTTTAATACTAAAGAAGTGGATACTAAAAAGCAACCAATGTTTTTTGGTGCTCCTCTAGGAGTTCAAAGATATGACTCATATAAGTATCCAGTTTTTGATAAATTAACCCAACAACAATTAAGTTATTTTTGGAGACCCGAAGAAATCTCACTTCAAAAAGATCGCGGAGATTATCAAACTCTCCGTTCAGAACAGAAGCATATTTTTACTTCTAATTTGAAGTATCAGATTATGCTTGATTCTATTCAAGGTCGTGGTCCCGGTATGGCATTTTTACCATATTGTTCGCTTCCTGAACTAGAGGCATGTATGACTGTGTGGGAATTTATGGAGATGATCCATAGTCGCTCATACACTTATATTATCAAAAATATCTATTCAGATCCTTGCGAAATTTTTGATACAATTATTCATGATGAGCGTATTCTAGAACGCGCCGCAAGTATTACTGAATCTTATGATGAATTTATTCAATCAGCACAAAGTTATGGTACTTCTGAATCTTGGAAGCACAGACTTGAAGGAGTTAATTACGCAAAGGAGAATCTCAACGATGTTAAAAGAAAACTTTACAGAGCAGTCGCAAACGTTAATATTCTTGAAGGTATTCGCTTCTACGTTAGTTTTGCTTGCAGTTTCGCCTTTGGTGAACTCAAACTTATGGAAGGATCTGCGAAAATCATATCACTCATCGCAAGAGATGAATCACAACATTTAGCACTCACACAAAACATTCTAAACAAATGGAAAGAGGGTGATGATCCTGAAATGCAACAGATTGCAAAAGAAGAAGAGGAGTGGGTTTATGCGATGTTTGATCGTGCGGTAAATGAAGAAAAGAAGTGGGCAGACTATCTTTTCAAAGATGGGTCTATGATTGGTCTTAATGATAAACTTCTTCAGAGATATGTTGAATGGATTGCAAATCGCCGTATGAAAGCAATTGGCCTCAAACCAGTTTATGATATTCCTGCGAATAATAACCCACTTCCTTGGACTTCTCACTGGTTGAATTCGAAAGGTCTTCAGGTGGCCCCTCAGGAAGTGGAAGTTGAAGCATATTTGATTGGTGGAATCAAACAGGATGTTAAGACAGATACATTTAGTGGATTTAAACTTTAATGTATTGGGAGTTTCTAACTCCCTTTTTTTATAAATAAATATAAATTGTAAGACTTTAAAATTAAAATGACCTCTTTCAACATTTACGAAGCATACGCTGCTGTTTATAATGAAGACCTTAGAGAAGATATTCTTTCTGTTGATGAAGAATTTGAATTCATTGATGGGTTGAGTGATAATGAACTTGATGAAGTAATGGAAGAAATAATTTCAGAAGGAACCGATATTTCTGAATGTTTTGAAGTATTTGATGAAATTATTTCGGAAGCAAAAGTAACTATTGGTGCTGGTTCAGGTGGAGAAGGAGTTGAACCTAGAACAGTAAAATATGGTTCTGCCAAAGTTACCTCAGGAAGAGGTTCTGTAATGGCAGCAAAAGAAAGGCAATCTGCAAGAAAAGCATCAAGAAGAGCAGAAAGAGTAGAAAGAATCAAATCTTCTGTAAAAAGAGCAGCAGAAAAGGTAAAAACAAAATCTGCTGGTGTAGTATCTGCTGCTGCTGGTGGTGCTGCTGAAGCAGGTAGATCTGCTAAAGGTGCTGCTAGTGCAGCTAAGAAAAAAGTAACTGGAAAACTTGCTGCAGCAAAGGAAAGAATTAAAGGTGCTGTTAAATCTGGTAGAAGTGCCGTTGCTGGTGGTCTTCGCAAAGCAGCATCAAAAATTGAACCAAAAGAAACCGAGAAAAAAGGTAAGGAAATAAAAGATGCTGCTAAAGAAAGAATTTCCACAATTCGCCCAAATCTAGGTGTAGGAAGAAAAGAACGTGTATCTTCCGCTGGAATTAGATCAACTGGTGGACCAATAGGTCGTTCGGGGAGTCAAGGTAGAGCACTTCCTCCTGTAGGAAAAACAAAATCTGGAAAGACTTTAACATCTTCTCAGAGATCTACTCAAACTTCAGCACAGAATAGAAGACTTTCATCAAGACTTGGTGAAAATTTTGATCTTCTTGCTGGAATAATTCTTGAGGATTTAATCAACGAAGGTTATGCAGAAACCTTTGAAGAAGCACTTTATGTTCTTGAATCAATGTCTGATTATGCTGTAGGTGATATTGCAGAATCTTATCTTGCAGAAGAAGTTGAAACTGTTGATCTGTATGATGTAGTTCTAGAGCACCTACTTGATGAAGGTTATGCGGATACCGAAGATGAAGCTTCTGTAATCATGGCAAATATGAGTGAGGAGTGGAGAGATGAAATTCTTGAAACCAAACTTGATCCAAGAGGTCGCCCCGCTTCTGGTCCAATGAATGCATATTCCAAACCAAAATCAAAACCAGACCAAGCACATTTAGATGCTATCAAATCATATGAAGAGAAGCAGAAAAAGAAAACTCCAGAGCAAAAAGCAGCGGAACTAAAGGCTTACAGGGAAAGACAAGAAAATAGATGAGTTAAATATTAAATTATAAGTGAGGGTCTTTATGACCCTCTTTTTTATTCTATTAATAAACTTTTTTCAACAATACTATAAAGGTTTCCAACTTCACTACTAAAAAATTTACCTTCCACATTCGTATTGTAGTAATCTTCTCTTAAGATTACATCTCTTTTAAATTGTTCCATAGTCTCGTAAAAACTCATAGATTTCTTATGAGGGCAAAGATATAATATTTCTCTTAAGAACTTATCTTCTCCTAATACTTTTACATCTGAGATTAATTCATCGCAAGATCCGTAATATTTTTGCCATTCACTTTCTTTGGTTTTTCTTCTTCCTGTTTTACGATCTTTTTGGCGAGTCCAGAAGTGTTTTTTGCCAATATATTTCTTATTGTTCACCAGATTTGTAATTAGATATACAAACCCTTCCATACCTTTAGGAACTTCTACAAAATCTATATTATTGTACTTCCAAGTCATTCTATAAGCATTACTAATAAGACTATGTATGCTATGAGTTTTTGTGGTATGCTGGATATATAGTTTAAAATTCTTATGAAAATTTTTAGAGCACTATCAAAACTCTATAACTACTTGACAAAAGAAAAATCCTCAGTAGACTATGAAGAACCTCAAGTTCACAAAGAACCTGAAACCCAAATTATTGAGGACGAAGAAATCTTGGAATCAACAATTGAAAACTGTTATGTATCTGATGTGCGCGATTGGGCTATAAAAAAGATTGAACTTCTTCACGAAGCAGATCGTCATAGAAATGCAAAAGCACTTCTTGCTGAGTTTGCCGAATGGATTAATATTCCAGAAGGTACTGAAGAACTGGATTATCTTTGTATAGAAGATAATGAGTGGACTGATGAGAAAGAAGTGGATGTGAGGAAACCGAACCCTTGACAAAACCTAAATAACCTCATATAATGCAAAGGAACCCACTCAAAAAGTGGGTTTTGTCATAATGAGTCTGTGACGTGACACTTAGAGCCGTGGAAGATGCCCTTCGAGAGAGGTGGTATACCCCTCTTCTATACGGATGCCGAATTCTATTAAACTAAATGCAACAATTTTTTACTGTATCCTTTCCCCTTCTGGCGATGGTTACAACCAGCACAGTAACACTGCCCCAAGTGTTTCCTCCTCCCCCCGTGAATGGTCCGCCACCATTCTCTATTATACGAGAGGAACCTACACCAAAGACAGCGACCAGAGAGGTTGCTCCAGTTAAACCAAAAGAAAAAAGACTGATTTGTAAAGGATGCAATACTAATGAAACTAAGACTGTAGAATTTTTACAGGAACGTGGAATTACTGACAAAAACGCCCTAGCTACCATTATGGGTAATATCCGACAAGAGTCTACCTTCACACCTAATGTATGTGAGGGTGGTGCTAGAGTGTCTTATAGTGCTTGTAGGAGTGGTGGTTTTGGAATTATACAATGGACTAATGCTCCAAGGTATAATGGATTAGGAAATCATGCTGCCCGTACTGGTGGTGACCCATCAACTCTTGATACTCAATTGCAATATATGATGTATGAAGGTGATTGGAAGATGATTGAGAACCAAATGAAAACTCCTGGTAAGTCCATTACTGATTATATGAGACTTGCTAGAAAATGGATCCGTTGGGGACATACTGGAGCAAGAGTTGATTATGCTTATAACTATGCAAATAAGTTAGTTCTTACTGAAGTCTAAAAACACATACAATAGAATAAATATTGGGGATTGTTACATTTCCCCTTTTTTTATGTTTAATTTTAATTTTGGAAAGAAGAAACCAAGTATAAAACAATATGCAATTATAGGGATTGTATTATCTTCCACAATTGCAATACTCTCACAGTGCTCTAGCATACCTAGCAATCAACTCTGGGATTTACTGGATGAAATACAGAGAAAATATTTTCCGCAAACTATATTGAATGAGTTTATTATTAAAGATGATAAGAAACTCGAAAGAAGAATTGTTCGGGATGTTGATAGAGCAATTGATGATTATTGGAAACAATCTGAAGAGAAACCCGTAGAAGTTCCTGCTCCAATATTTTCAGAAAAACCTATTGATGAATCCGCGTGTTATACCAAAGAATGTAAGTCACTCGGAGGAGAAATGCGTTTATGTGCCCCCTGGGTTGATGACTGTAAGTAAAAAATGTTATATATAAGCATATCTTATTTTTATGGAGATTATTATGTCACAAACATCACAAGAACTACTTAATGCTATTGAAGAGTGGAAAGTAGAAGACGAAAAGTTTACTGCTGGCAATAATGCCGCTGGTACTCGTGCCCGTAAGGCGCTACAAGAGGTTGGTAAACTGGTTAAGACCCGTAGAGGTGAGATTACCGAGGAGAAGAGCGCTCGTAAGGCGGCAAAGGGGGGTTGACAAACCAAGAGGATCCTGGTATTCTTAGGAAGTGAGAGTGATGCCAAAAGCACGGCACCCCGATAAGGGATACAGTAGAAGAACGCAAAGTCTTCCACTCTCACTATGCCGTGGTTCAAAACTTTAGATAAGACCTGTGGGGCACTTATCAAAAAGGTTTGATTCGGATTCACAATCACACGGCAACCCTTGACACTCGGATCCAGAGATGGTATGGTTGTCTTATCTCTATGGGTCAATAACTCAGTTGGTAGAGTAGCGGGCTTTTAACCTGTAAGTCGTGAGTTCGAGTCTCACTTGACCCACTTGACAATTGGATCCAGAGATGGTATGATTGTCTTATGGGCACGTAGCATAATGGATAATGCATCATCCTTCTAAGATGTCGATTGCTGGTTCGACCCCAGCCGTGCCTGTTGAAGTAGTCGTTATGCACATAGCATAGAAAGACGCTTCATATATAAAAGGATAGAGGTTAAGTCCCTGTTATATCCTTATGAGATATATCACACCTAATCCATCAAATCAAGAAAGTGCTGGGCAAACTTTGGAGGTTTTCTCCACTACCATTTGTGGGCTTCTGAGAACAGGAGAAATAAGGTTTGGTACTTTCTTCAAAACACTTGACAATCTAAGATTTATGTCTTATGATTGTCTTATTGCGGGTATGGTGTAGTGGCAACACAAGAGTTTTCCAAACTTTTATCCTCGGTTCAAATCCGTGTACCCGCTTGAACCATAAGGTTCCTATTCCACAATAGTTCAGTGGTAGAACTCAAAACTGTTAATTTTGCTGTCCCTGGTTCGAATCCAGGTTGTGGAGTTTATAAATACCCAAAGAAATATGAAAATATTATGGAAAACTTACGAATTAGATGTAAATCTTGTAATAGAGAACTGGAGGGTCACCCATCAAAAACAGTTTCTTGTGGATGTTCTAATATGGCAACTATAGTAAACAATAATAAAATTACTGCACTTAATTTGTCTAATGTGGTGATGTTAAACTCTCCACATACAAAACAAACCAATAATGTCCTTACTAATGATGATATTATGTGGCAGGAAGCTCGAAGACAACGTAAAGTTCGCCGTTTAGACTTTGAGATTCGTTGATGATTTTTATTGGAAAGGTGACCGAGCGGTTTATGGTGTTTGTCTTGAAAACAAAAGATGTGGAAGCATCCGGAGGTTCGAATCCTCTCCTTTCCGTTACATAAGATACTAAAACTCATTTAATATTATAATGTCAACACATAATACTCATAGTTAGTATAATAATTATACTAAATTATTAGTATAAACGCACAAAACTCAATGGACGATCACACTTACCAAAATTGGGTTAAGATCAAAGAAACTTTTGAATCATCCGGTAATACTAATAATATGTTTTACACAAGAGCGTGTGAAATAGTTAAAACTAAAAGAGATCCTATGGATAAATTTTGGAATAAAAATAAACACTTGACAAATTAAAGTTTTACTGCTATTATACATAAAGAAATACGGGCATTAGCGCAGTTTGGTAGCGCGTTCCGTTTGGGGCGGAAAAGTCAGAGGTTCAAATCCTCTATGCCCGATTGCCAGAAATTAAACTGGCACACTCAAATTTAAAACTCTTATAAATTCTATTATAATGTCTACAACAATTGCTCGAGGAATGGAAAGTTTCACCGTAGAAGATTTTCAAAAACACTTTGATGAATTAATGGAACGAGTTGAGAATGGAGAGTCTTTTCTCATTACAAGCGAATATGGAAATGCAGTAATGATACCATATTGTGAATTTGACGAAGGTAGTTCTTTTTGTAATCACGACGATGGTTGCTGATCCTTTTGTGGGAATGTAGCTCAATTGGTTAGAGCACAGACCTTATAAGTCTGAGGTTCTGGGTTCAATCCCCAGCGTTCCTATTGGACACTTTTTTCAGTGTTCTACTTGACTATAAAACAACAATCTAGTATAATTACAGAGTCAACTTAAAAAACAATGTCTCTTACTTTAAAATTCAAAAAAGATCTTCAAACACTTCGTGCTGCAGCAAAGGGTGATTTTTATCTTGATGTAAAGAATCCGAAACTTTACAAAAAAGTCCGTAAGTTCTATCAAAATGAAGGAGTTATTTTTTCTGATGATCCTCTTGACAATTATGATATTCTAATTGATTATCTTGTTCAAGATCTTGAGACCGTTGAAGCATAGTAATTCTAAAGACACGGACGGTCTATAACAGCACTGGTCGGGAGCAACCCCCTTTAGTCACGGAGAGACTCTAAAAGTACTGGTGGATCCAAAATGACCCCTCAATAGGTTTCCAATTTCCTTCAAAAATTGGTGGTGCGGATGGGATCTTACTCCCGCCTGGTTTCCAATTTCCAGTTAAAGAATTGGTGGCGAGCCTGGTAAAAACCTAAAGGAGAGTTGCATAAACTCTCCTTTTTTAGTATAATATATAAGAGGAGATTTAAAGCATTTTATGAGTGAATATACAAAAACAGCACTAGTTCTGGGTGCTGGTGGTTTCATTGGAAGTCACATGGTTAAAAGACTACGATCAGAAGGATATTGGGTTCGTGGAGTGGATCTTAAATACCCAGAGTTCTCTAATCATCAATGCAACGAGTTTATTATTGGAGATCTTAGAGATCCTCTCTTTGTGGAAAGAGTCATTCTGTTCAAAGGAGAATTGGGAAACTTTTATAATCATGTTCCATCTCGTTATCTGCAGGGATTTGATGAAATCTATCAGTTTGCTGCTGATATGGGTGGAGCAGGATTTGTTTTTACTGGAGAGAATGATGCAGATATTATGCATAATTCAGTAACGATTAATCTGAATGTTTTGGAATCAGTTCGTAAGTTTAATGACTTTAAGGATACAAATAGGACTAAAATTTTCTACTCTGGTTCTGCTTGTATGTACCCAGAGTATAACCAATTAGATCCTGATAATCCCGACTGTCGTGAAGAATCCGCATACCCCGCAGCACCAGATTCAGAATATGGATGGGAAAAACTCTTTTCTGAACGATTGTTTTTCGCATATCATCGTAACTACGGGATTGATGTTAGGGTTGCTCGCTATCATAATATCTTTGGACCTGAAGGAACCTGGGAAGGTGGGAGAGAAAAATCCCCCGCAGCAATCTGTAGAAAGGTTGCATACCTCCCAGAAACAGGTGGTGCGATAGAAGTATGGGGTGATGGTCTTCAGACTCGTTCATTCCTTTATATTGATGAGTGTATTGAAGCAACTCGTCGTATGATGGAATCCGAATTTATTGGACCAGTAAATATTGGTTCTGAAGAAATGGTCACCATCAATCAACTTGTGGAGACTGCTGCAAAGGTCTCTGGTAAAGTAGTTCAGAAAGT